AAGTAACGGGCAACCAAAACAACGTAAACCAAATTGAATCACAAGCAACATTCGGAGGATGAACAAGCTACCAGTAATTTACCTAACAATTGACGAAGACCACGAAACGGGTCTTGATGCTATCTCACTCGTTGACCATCCAGCCATCGAGCGTAATTGGATGGCTTTCAATAAGAAGCAGAAGTTTTCGCTAAATGAAGAAAAGAGAGTCGTAAGCGGAGCGGCAATGGTTGCCGACTATCCTATCTATCGAAAGGACGAGGACGGGCGCGAGTATTACGTTGTATTCGATTCGGATGCCATCAGAAAGATAGCCTACAAGTTTATGAAGGAAGGCAAGACGAACGCAACCAATTTAGACCACTCAACAGATGTTGAAGGTGTGTTTATGTTTGAGAGTTTCTTGATTGACGAAATGAAGCCAACGCCAAAGGGATTTGACAAACTACCTAACGGTTCTTGGTTCGTGAGTTATAAGGTCGATAACGATGAGGTTTGGGCGCAAGTAAAGGACGGCACTTTTAAAGGCTTTTCAGTCGAGGGCGTATTCTCGGAGTCTCGCCAAATGGACGTAGACAAAATGATTATCGAAGAAGTTGAGAAAGCCCTCAGGGCATAGCCAAGTGGCACACCTTCCAAGAATTGCTATTTACTAAAAAAACACGCATGAACATTTCAGAACTTGTAGGGTCTAAATTGCCCGAAATCAAGAAACTACTTTTCAGCGAGACAACCGAAGAGGCTTTCGTTGATGCTAAACTCGTTGACGGAACTATCGTCCGAGTAGAACCAGCTTTGGAAATAGGCGCATCTGTTGCCGTTATCGGAGAGGATGGCGAAACCGTACCAGCTCCTGACGGAGAACACGAACTTGAAAGCGGTGAAGTTGTAAGAACTGAGGGCGGTGTTATCGTTGAGATAATGACTCCTGAACCAGTAGCCGAAGAAGCAGAAGAGGAGAAAGAAGAAGAAATGGCAAGCGAAGAGAAATTCGATGCTGAAGGCTTCAAAGCTGACATCCTTTCTGCTGTATCTGAACTTATCAAGTCGGAAATCGCTGCGGCTCAATTCGCTAAAACTGACAAGGTTACGGACATTGAGAAAGCTGTTGGTCTAATTACAGACATCGTTGAGAAGATGGCAGCCACTCCAAAGGAAGAGCCTTCAAAGAAGGTAGCTAACCCATTCAACAAAGGCATCGACTACTCAGATATGGTAGAGAAGATGCGAGCAATCACTAAGAAATAAACCTATAAACACTATAAAAAATGGCATTTGATGTATCGGGCTTAACAGCCTACATTGAGGAACAAAATTTCCCTCTAATCACAAAGGCAGTAACTGGAGGTCGTACAGCTTCACTTATGGAGAAGCAAGTAGGCGTAAAAGGAGCGACCAAAATCAACCTTATGGATGTTGACGTAAACTTCCAAGATGGTAGCGGTTGTGCTTTCAACGCTAATGGCGACATAACTTTCACTCAGAGAGAAATCAGCCCAGCTAAACTGAAACTGAATATGGAGTTCTGTCCAAAGACTTTGGAGGGGTACTACCTACGTTCGCAACTTCCAAGCGGAGCGCATTACGAGTCTATTCCTTTCGAGGAGCAGTTCGGTGCTTACTTGGTGGAGAAGATTCAGTCTGAGTTGGAAGTAATGATTTGGCAGTCTGATTCAACATTAATATCAGGTAACCTTCAGTTCTTCGATGGTCTTATTGACGTTATCGGAGGTGGTTCTTACATCAATGCAAATACAACTGCATTCGGTTCGGGTACTGCTCTTACCACTGCATTGACTGCAAACAATATGGTAGAGGCTGTTCAGCGAGTTTACGAAGCTGCTGCTGCTGCTATCGTTGACAAGGCTGATGCAAAAATATTCGTTGGTTATGATTCCTTCAGAGCGTTGGCGCTTGGTCTTCAGAACGGTCTTGGCATCGTTACTGCTGGCGGTCAACTTCAGAACGCTCAGAGTTCATTTGCTGACCTTACTATGGTTCTTCCTGGAACTAACATCGAAATCATCGCTGTTAACGGTTTGACTGGAACTAACGATGTGTACTGCATGAGAACAAGCAATATGTTCTTGGGAGTTGACCTTGAGGACGATGCTTCAAAAATCGAGGCATGGTACTCTAAGGATGACAGAAAGTACAAGGTAGCTGTTGACCTTACACTCGGTGTACAGGTTGCATACCCTGACCAAATTTCTGCTGTAATTCTTTAATCTAAACGGGGCGGCTTTCGGGTCGCCCCTTCACTCTAAAAAATAAAAACATGGCATACACTGGATGTGCACTAACTACGGGTTTCGACCTTGATTGCCGCGATGCCGTAGGCGGAGTGAAGAGCGTTAGATTTGCGAACCTTGCTGACTATCTTGCATTGACTCCAGTTGTATCTGCTGGAGCGGTTACAACAATCACAGGAACGCCTACATTCTACAAGTACGAGCAGCTAAAGGAAACTTCCTCTTTGACCGAGACCATAAACGGTAATAGTCAGAACGGAACGGTTTACTTCACTCCTGAAGTAGTTGTAGTGCTTTCAAAGTTGGACGTAGACAAGCGCAACGAAATCAAGGTATTGGCACAACAGCGTTTGGTGGCTATCGTTGAAACTAACGATGGTTCATACTGGGTAGTTGGGTGGCAGAATGGTCTTGAATTGAACGCTGGAACTTCGGCAACGGGTACGGCTTTTGCAGACCTTTCAGGTTACTCTTTGACCTTTAGCGGAATGGAAGCTGAACAAATGCTTTCAATCGGTTCAGCAGACGTTACTGCGATTACCAACTAATTCGTATATTTACACTTTCTCTTTTTCATTTGTTCTGTTGGGAAGGGGTCGGCTAACGCTGACCCTTTTTCGTTTGGCACAATTTCTTCTTTTTGCTATTTAAAGAAAAACAAGCATGGCATCGACCGTAACACCAGCGACCGCAACGGTTCAAATTGTAGAATCTCTAACACTCGGAGGAGTTGACAGAGGAGGCACACACACGCGTTCAATTTCAAACGTGGCAGAAGCTGACCGAAGAGTTATGACAATCGACTCCGCGAACGAGATTGACATCATCGAACTGAACACCAACAACGGTCAAGGGAAGTTCATCCGTTCAGCTATCCGTTACATCCGAATAACCAACTTGGACAACACTAACTTCCTAAGAGTAAGATTCAAAAAGAGCGGAGGCGCAACGGCAGACGTTAAGGTTGATGCTGGGGCTACCTTTATGCTATCTACTGGAAGCATGGATGCAGATGCTACTCCTGGAGCATTCAGCGCGTTCGTGGATGTTGACGTGATAAGCGCGCAAGCGGACACAGCAGACTGTGACATCGAATATGTAGTATTCGCGGTTTGATAAACATCGCACGAAATAGCGGAAACGAGATAGCGTTGACCCTTACTGAAAAGGGAACGGCTACTTACTACCTCTTTAAATTCCAATCGGATAACACGGAGGCGGTGGAGTACTGCATTGCTACGGACTCAAGCGCATATCCTGAGAGGTTTAACAAGTTCACCATCACGGAAACGTCAACACCTGACAATCTAAATGCGGAGGTGGAACTTCCAACGGAGGGGCAATGGCGGTACTTCGTTTACGCTAACTCATCAGCTTCAAATTTAGACCCGACTGGATTGACCGAATTAGAATCGGGAATCGTCAAAGTAACGGGAACATCAACACCAGTAACCACCTACTCAGGCGGCAACTCTAACTATGTAGTGTATGGCTCTTAAAATTCTAAACTTCGGAGCGCATAAAGTGCCGACCTTCAAAGAAGCAAAGGGCAAGGATTGGATTCTATTCGGAGATGAAGGGGAGTACAAAAACAGATACCCTGAGTACCTTCTGAACCTTTACCGAAGAAGCGCAAAGCATCACGCCATCATCAACTCCAAGAAAGATTACGTAGTTGGTCAGGGCTGGGCGGTCAATTCCGAAGGCTTGGACACTATGGGGCTTGCGAGATTACAGCAGTTCATTCAAGAGCCGAACCAATACGAGTCTTTAAACGACATCTTGGAGAAGGTAGCACTTGATTATGAGTTATACAACGGCTTCGCATTAGAGATAGTCTACAACCAGCTTAACGACAAGATTGCGGCTATTTACCATGCAGACTTTGCGCGTTATCGTTCAAATGAGGATGGTACGAAATACTATTACTCGGAAGATTGGAAGAAGCACAACCTTGTCGTTGAGGAGATTGATGCTTTCAACTGGAAAGAACCAAGCGGCAAGCAGCTACTTTATGTCAAAGGTTACTCACCTGACTGCAAGTACTATCCATTACCGACCTATTTAGGGTCAACGGGTTACATCGAGTTAGACGTAGAGATTGCCAACTTCCACCTTAACGCTGTAAAGAACAACTTTGTCGGAGGTACGATTGTATCGTTTTACAACGGAGAGCCGACCCTTGAGGAGCAGGAAGAAATCGAGCGGCAAATTAAGGACAAGTTTACGGGAACTGACAACGCTAACTCTATCGTTCTAAACTTTGCAGACTCACGAGATAGAGGAGTCGAGATTCAGCAGTTGAATGGTAACGACTTCGACAAGCGTTTTGACATCTTAAACAAGACCGTACAAAGGGAAATTTATGCTGGGCATTCGGTAACTGACCCTGCACTATTCGGAATCAAGGAGGATGGAATCTTTACTTCACGAAACCAATTGGTAGACTCATTTGAGTTGTTCCAAAACACCTATGTAAACGGAAGACAGCAATTCATCGAGAGGGTATTTAATGACCTTGCCGCAGTTCAAGGGTTATCAAATAGGTTATTTATCCAAGACACAGAACCAATTTCTATTCAGTTCAGCGAAAACACCGTTGTATCTGTAATGACTCAAGAGGAAATACGCGAGAAAATTGGTCTTCCAAAACTTGAGCAACCACTCCAAGCTGCTAAGACTTCAAAGGACGAAGATGCTATCCTTATTGAATACTTCAAGAACTGCGGCTCAACTGACTACGAACCCGTAGGAAACGGCAAGGCGTTAAACTTTGAATCTGAAACCTCCGCAAGGCTTCACGAGGAACTGAATAGAAAGTATTGGTTTGCCGAAATAGACCCTTTAGACACGGCTATTCTGAACATCCTAAAGGAGAATCCAGCTACTCCATTCTTGGCAATAGCCGAGCAGCTACAACTGTCCATTGAAAGGGTAATGGCTGGGCTTCAAAGACTCAACGAAGCCAACGCTATCAAGATAGCCATCGACAACGTACTGGACTCAACACAACGAGCGGTTGAGGTAACAAAGGAAGGCGAGCGGTTGCTTGAGCAGATACCGCCAGTAGAGGAGGAGTTCGTTATTCGTTACGTTTACTCCAAACGCCCCGAAGCAAGCGGTGCGGCTATCATTCCAACTACGCGACCATTCTGCCGCGAACTCGTAACGGAAACAGAAGCTGGTAAGAGTTGGAAGTTGACCGAGATTCAAAACATTGGAGTAAGCCAAAATAGAAACGTATGGATGCGAGGCGGTGGCTTTTGGGGTAAATCATACCATTGCCGACACTATTGGGAGCAGAAACTTATGAGAATTAAGAAGTAATGGCGAACGTCTTATTCATATCGGAAACATTCTTGAAGGACAACACGCTCCTTCATGAGAATATCGACTTTAAGTACTTGCGACCTGTTGTATTGATGTGTCAGGACATCCACATCCAGCACAAAATTGGGACTACATTATACAACGAACTCAAGACGCAGATAACCAACTCTACGTTAACGGCTGCGAACCTTACACTTTTGGAGGATTACATACAGCCAGCGTTACTTCATTGGGTTCAAAGCGAAGCACCGACCGCCATTAGCTACAAGTTTCTGAACAAAGGGCTACACCAACAGAGTTCTGAGAACAGTTCCAACGCTTCTTTGGACGAAATCAACTTTATCTCTAAAAGGTACAAGGACAAAGCAGAATGGTACACCGAGAGGCTCGTTACTTTCTTGTTGGAAAACGAATCCAACTACCCAGCTTACGCTAACCCTGACGATGGTCTTGATGTAATCCAGCCTGACACGAGAACATACACGACAGGAATGTTCTTAGGACGTAGACCGAAGTTCATCAGCTTAGAGGACAAATATGAGTACAAACGCAAGTAAGAGAAATCAAGCGAAGTTAAAAGCATATGTACACGCTCAACGAAATACTAACCATAATCGAAACTCAGGCGAACGCTCATCTACAAGTGAAGCAGTACGGTCAGGGGGACGTTTGGGAAATCAACCCAAAGGAACTTGATTATTTAGTTCTGTGGGCTATCGAGGAGAGCGTTGTATTATCTGAGCGAACTTTAACTTATAACATCCGACTTTTAGCAATGGACAGGGTCTTACCAGGCGAAGAGAACGAGCAAGAAGTAATGTCGGACACCATACAAGTGCTACTTGATTTCGTGGCATACTTTCGACAATTGCACACGACAGATTTAAGTATCCAACCGAGCGTAACACTTGAGCCATTTACCGAACGATTCGATGACAAGGTAAGCGGGCATTCTTGCGTACTTTCAATAACACAACCATACGACTACAACAAGTGTCAAATACCAAACTAAAATGACTGAATCACAAAAACTAATCGGAACACGAGGCTGCAAACTCCTAACGGGAACGGGGGCATTAACTGGCTTAAAAGGCTACGCATTCATCGCTCAAGAGAACACCGTTCTAACCACTTTCGAAGTGGATGGAGTTGATGCCCTTGCCGCCTTTGGACTTTCGGGTGAAATCTTAAAAGCTGGAGCGTACATCGTAGTGCCTTCGGGCGATGCAATTACAGCCATCACCATGTCAAGCGGAAGCGTTATCATCTATAACCAATAGCTATGCCAGGTATAGGAATAATAGGAGGTAGATTTGGAGGTGGTAGTGCATCAATTATCGTAGGCGTCTATTCAGATGCTGGGCATACCACGCCAATAACTGAAAATCAATTTGGACAAACAGTGTACATTAAAGCCGTTGCTACTTACGCGGCAGTTAGTTACCTATTCATTGCTAGACTTGGAGATGACCTCTATTTTATAGACGAAAATGGAACGGGTGAGGCAACTTGGATAATTGACGTTCCAGTAGGTAACATTGAAATTATAGTAATTGCAGATGATGAGGTTTCTAATTCGACCGATTTCACAATCACAGGGTTGCTTCTTGATTTATTTCCAAATGCTACTTATGCTTTTTCGCATCATCAACTAAGAGTTAGCCAAACACTAGCGGCAACCGTTAGGCGTTCATCCGATAATGCTGTGGCTAATTTTGGCTTTGTTTCTGGCGAGATAGATGTTGCTGGTATTGCCGCTTTCGTGGGTGTTGGTAATGGGTTTGCGCTTACATGGGAAGACCAAAGTGGAAATAATAATAATGCTTCTCAAGTGATTGCAGCCGACCAGCCAAAGATGGTTTCATCAGGCACAGTTGAAACTTTTTTAGGCAAATCAATATTAGTTTTTAATGGCACGAGTACCCATATGCAACTTACCGCAAGTATGCCGCAGCCTAGCACGTACTTTGCAGTGGCTAAACAAAATAGTCTCGTAGGAAATCAAACGCTTATAAGCAGTGATTCAATTTCAGCAAGGCATCAGATAGGTACTACGGGTGGACAATATAGTTTAATCGCGGGCAATACAATTACAGGAGGAGTGCCGAATATTAACGAGCGTCAATTTACCGCTCTATTCAATGGCGTTTCATCTCAATTGTGGATTGATGGCGTTTCTGTGATTAGTGGTAACGCAGGTAGCCAAACAGTAACTAATCCAACGATAGGTACAGTCATTGCTCCATATCCGCAGAACCTTTGGAATGGTCACATTAAAACGATTGTCGGCTATCCATCAGATCAAAGTGCAAATCGCGCAGCAATAGAAACAATCATAAACACTTTCTCATCATGATATTAGTTCTATCACATATTCATGCGGCTTCCAGAAACATTGAAGAAGCAAAAAAGAGAGGGTGTAATTGGTTAAACGCTAAATATTGGAGTGAAATACGCAATACAGATTTTACCGCTTTACGAGTTGGTAATGGCGAAGGGTTAACCACTGAAGAATTAGCCAAGTGCGAAGATGAACCTGAATCTTTTGATGGTTATATTCCATTGAGATTTAGAGGTATTGAAAAGGTAACTGTGACGGATTACTTCAGCGAAAGTTATTGCGATGTATTGGCAGAAATTAACGGTGTAAAACAAGAGTTTAAAGGCTATTTCTACAAGAATGATTACTGGGACAATTACACTGTTTTGGAGTGGATTGCTGAACAATTAAAAGCATAGTAGTAACCATTCGCGCATTGAAAACAAATCACAACATAGATGACTGGGATGGACGCAATAATTGAAGCACTTGCGAGTTACGGAATAGCGGGAATTTTTCTTGCCGTGTTGGTTTACTACCTTAACAAACTGACCGACATTCATAGAGATGAGCGCAAGGAATGGCAAGTTGCTAATGATAAGCACGTAGAGAAGTTCAGCGACGTGATTGCGGAGAACACGAAGGCGTTGGTTGAGATGCGTGGGGAATTAAAAGAGAACCGTTGCAAGATGTAAAGTGGTGCGCTATTGCACCAAGAGAATGTAACTGCAAAGATGGAAACTGTGACCAAAAAGAACCGAAGCGCGGCAAAGATAGCCGCAGAGGTAATAAAGGAGTTCGAAGGATTTGAACCGAAACCGTATTTATGCCCAGCTAACATTCCTACCATAGGCTACGGAAATACCATGTACCCGAATGGCGAACGGGTAACTATGGATGACCCTGAGATAACCGAAGAACAAGCTACGGAGATGCTAATGGACACCATTAAATCGGTCGAAAAGCAAGTGAAGAACGTGGTGGAGGTCAAGCTTCCAGCGCATAAACTGGCGGCTCTCATTTCATTCACCTACAACGTAGGCATTGGGAACTTTTCAAACTCAACTCTGTTGGCTTGGCTTAATTCAAACCCTGACTTTCCTCGGATTCCTGAGCAGTTCCGAAGGTGGAACAAAGGAGGCGGCAAGGTGCTGAACGGTTTAATCAGAAGAAGAGAAGCGGAGGTAGCTTTATGGATTGGCGAGGGCATCTGATATCCGTTGTTATCGCGTTCATCTTGGGCGTTATCGTAGCTTGGCAAGGCTGCGGAAGCGGTGAAATTGAAACCGTAACCATTGAGAAACCAGTCCACACAACCAAATACGTTGACCGATGGAAGGTTGACACGGTTAGGTTTGTCCGTAGAGAACTAGTTACACGTTATGATACCATCTACTCGGAAAAGATAGTTACTCGTTTAGACACAATGTTAAAGGTAGACACGGTTAAGATAGTCGAAGCATGGCTAACTGAGGTCAACTGTTATGACACTACGGTGAATGATGTCAGGGTAAGGTGGCAGAACTACCAAAATGTAACCGAGAAGTTAGTAATCGACTATTTACCAAAGAAAGGAGGTGCAAAATTTGCACTCGGAGTTCATGGTAACGTGGGGTTGGTTTCTGATTTTGAAAGCCAGTATGTGCCAATGTTCGGGGTCGGTTTGCATGGGTCAATAAAAAAAACCTACATTAGCGCAAACTATGGCTTCAATGGTCAGCACTTTATCGGGGTTGGCGTTGGTCGGACAATTGTAAGTAGATGAATTACTACTATTACCAAGATGAGGCGGTTCGCACAGAGATAGACGAACTACTCCAGCAGAATGCCACAATCCAATCCAACTTAGGCACAGACTCCACAGCCGAAGAGCGAGAAGAAGCCAAGCGTAAATGGATGGAACTGGCTAAACAGATTCGTGAAATCGACCCGAAGTTCTATCGTGAACGAATAATGGCACAACACAGATGAAAGGAGAAATCGTAAAAGAGTATTTGGAGCATCCTGAATGGGGAAGCCTTCCGAGTTTAACGCTTGCACGTTTGATTTATAAAGACAACGTGGAGGTCTTTAAAGATGTGGATGATGTACGTGGAAAGATACGTTACTATCGCGGTCAGCGAGGTAAGGCACAACGCCACAGGGCAACGCATAAGGCAGAGCCAGCAGAACACGCTAAAGCGTTGGGGGTTGCTAACCCGTTCGGACTGCCTGAATCAGACGAAGAAGAGTGGGAGCCGTTTGTTCTTCCAGAAGGCAACAACCGCATCCTTTTACTATCTGACATTCATGTGCCTTACCACAACATTCCAGCACTAACCAAAGCTATTGAGTACGGAAAAGAGAAGAAGGTCAACGCTGTGGTTTTGAATGGCGACACATTGGACTGTTACGCTCTTTCACGTTACGAAAAAGACCCACGAAAAAGGGGCTTCGCTGCTGAACTTGAATCCTGTCGTCAACTGCTTGGTATT